AAGATTCCCTTATCATGACGAATCAGGAGTGCTTAAGGGTGTAAAAATAAAAACTAAGAAAAAAGATTTTATTTATGAAGGAGTTTCCACTAATACCCTATTCGCTCAGCATAGGTTTCCTAGTACTGGCAAACGTATTGTTGTTACTGAGGGTGAACTAGATGCTGCGAGCTGTTACGAAGCTATGGCAGGGTGGCCTATGGTATCCTTACCTCATGGTGCATCATCTGCCAAGAAAGACATTCAAAAGCAAATCCCATTATTTCAAGGGTATGAAGAAACGATACTCTTCTTTGATGGAGACGAGGCTGGCAGGAAGGCAGCAGAGGATGCTGCAGGAGTACTACCACCTGGGAAGGTCAAGATCGCTAGATTGGAGGGCTACAAGGATGCGTCAGAGGCATTACAAGCCAATGATCATGAAGCCATTCGCAAAGCTATCTGGGATGCGAAACCGTATAGGCCAGATGGCATCATCGATGGTAAGACTCTTCTCGAAATAGTAACTACACCGCAAGCACCTTATGACCACGAATACCCCTTCCAAGGACTCAATAAGAAACTTCACGGGATCAGGTATGGCGAACTTACAACATTTACTGCTGGCTCTGGATCCGGTAAAACCTCTATCATGCGTCACATTGCAACTGACCTTTTGGAAAAGGGGGAGTCAGTTGGGATCTTGGAACTTGAAGCAAGTAATAGAAGAACCGCACTTGGATTAATGTCCACAGCTGTTGGTAAGAACTTACATATTGGAGACCATGAACAAACAGAACTCGAATCCGCTTTTAGATCCTCGATTGCCAATTGGAATCTCTATCTTTTTGACGGCTTTGGTTCTTTCGAACCGGATCTTATCTATAATAGAATCGAATACATGGCAACCGGATTGGAGTGTCGTGTTATATTCCTCGATCACTTAAGTATATTATTAAGTGGTCTTGACGGGGATGAGCGTCGCATGATAGATTCAACAATGACCAGGCTGCGAAGCCTAGTTGAACGTACAGGTATCGCTTTATTCTTAGTATCACA